ATGGGACGCTTGAACAAACCAGCTAAACCGGGGTATGTGTATCGATCCCCGAGGCGAACCAATGCGGAAGATCTGACTCCTAATTTGCAAGAGGATGTAGTTGCTTCTGACAGAGCGGATAAAGAGCGTATTCGTAGAGGTCTTAATACCGATAGAATACAAAACCCCGCCAATCGTCGACGTGCTCAAGAAGCTGGTGGGCGGGCTACGATGCGCTCTTTAGGCCGACTTGGTGGTGTTGGTGTTGCTTACGAAGCGGGGAAGCGGGTTGGTGAAGAACTTGACCGTAGGGTCCCCGCCGTTGGTAAAGCCGCTGACGCACTGATTGAGAAGAGTGGTGTTGGTGCGTTAGCCCGTAAAGGCGCGGTACCTCCGGGGCGGGTTGAACTTACCGACGAAGCTAAGCAGCGGTTGTCTAAGCCACGCAAAGATTCGGATGATAATGGTTATGCTAAAGGCGGCTCTGTGGGCTCTGCCGCCAAACGAGCCGATGGTTGCGCCCAACGTGGTCATACTAAGGGTCGTTTTGTGTAAGGATTTATCATGATGCCATCTCGCGGGATGGGGGCTATCGCCCCCAGTAAGCTGCCTAAGACTCGCCGCCGTAAGGACGGAGACACCTTCGAGGTGTATGCCGAGGGCGGTGCTGTAAAGTCTAAGGTGAATGAGGCTGGCAACTACACCAAACCCGGTATGCGTAAAGCCTTGTTCAACCGCATCAAGGGTCAGGCAGTGCAAGGCACAGGTGCAGGGCAGTGGTCCGCGAGGAAGGCCCAGCTCTTGGCTAAGCAGTATAAGAGTAAGGGTGGGGGGTATAAAGATTGAAGTCTCCGCAGCAGTCGCTTAAAAACTGGACAGACCAGAAATGGCGTACTAAGTCCGGTAAACCGTCTTCCAAGACGGGTGAGCGATATTTGCCTGAGGCTGCAATCAAGTCTTTGACCCCTTCTGAATACTCCGCTACGACCCGAGCTAAACGTGCAGGTAAAGCCGCTGGTAAGCAGTTTGTGAAGCAACCTAAGGGCATCGCCCAAAAGACTTCGAGGTTTAGATGACTACCTCCGGCACTACAGCTTTTAACCTAGATTTCGCGGAACTCGCTGAAGAAGCTTGGGAACGTGCCGGTCGTGAGATGCGTTCGGGTTATGACTTGCGGACCGCCCGCCGGTCGATGAATTTGCTGACCATCGAATTCGCTAATCGCGGTATCAATCTTTGGACGCTTGAGGCGGGTACTCAGGTTCTAACCCCCGGCGTAGCGACATACAACCTACCCGCAGACACAATTGACATCATTGAACATGTCATTCGGACAAACAATGGCAACCCCTCTCTCCAGTCAGATCTTACAATTTCCCGGATTAGCGTATCGACGTATTCGTCAATCCCTGCAAAACTTGTTCAAGGCAGGCCCATTCAGATCTTCGTCGAGCGTCTACGTGATCAGCCCCGGTTTACTCTTTGGCCCGTGCCAGACGACTCCATCCAATACACCCTTGCGTACTACAGACTCCGACGTATCCAAGACGCAGGCACCGGGGCAAACACGCAAGATGCCCCCTTTCGATTCCTACCTGCAATAGCCGCTGGACTTGCGTATCACATTGCAATGAAGGTACCTGAACTCGCTCAAAGAGTGCCTATGCTTAAGCAGGCTTATGATGAGCAGTTTGATCTCGCGGCGGGTGAAGATAGAGAGAAAGCTTCGGTTCGGTTTGTTCCCCGGATGTACGGTATTAGATCGTGAGTAACAAGTTTGCCTCTAGCAAAAAAGCTATCGCTGAGTGCGATATCTGTGGCTTTAGGTATAAACTTCGGAAGCTCAAAGAGCTGATTGTTAAAGATACACCGACTCAGATTCTAGCTTGTCCGGAGTGTTGGAATCCCAGCCATCCTCAGCTAAAATTGGGTACGTTCCCTGTTGAAGATCCGCAAGCAATTCGTAACCCCCGACCAGACTTTACGGGGTATCCTCAGAGTCGATCGCAAGTTGTGGATGGGGTTGGATTTCAAATGGTGCCCCGCCTTGGGGTTGGTTCTGTATTAGTTATTTAGAGGTCAAAATGAAAGATGCTGCTAAATCTGCCGTCCATAAGCATGAGAAGGCGATGCACCCCGGTAAGCCGATGACCAAGCTGGCTAAGGGTGGTGTGACGAGTGCCGCTATGAAGCAAATGGGGCGTAATCTTGCTCGTGCTGCGAATCAAAAGAAGTCGGTTCGAGCCGTCAAAAAATCGGGGATTTAATATGAAGACCTTCCCGCATACCCCCACTAAAGTTCCGTTGCCGTCTTTCGCCTATTCTAAAGGACCGACTGAGAAGCCGAAAACTTCCGGTATCAAGGTCCGTGGTGGTAAGGCGCAAACTAAAGGTAAAATGGCTCGTGGACCGATGGCTTAATCATGAACTATACTGAGCTTTGCCAGAATATTCAGGATATCTGCGAGACGACGTTTACGTCGCCTCAGTTAGAGATGTTTACGAAACAGGTCGAACAGAAGATCTTTAACACTGTTCAACCCCCCGTTTTACGTAAAAATTCTTCGCCTGCATTTATTCCCGGCAATCCTCTGTTGACTTTACCTTTAGATTTTTTGTACTCTTTCTCGTTCGCGGTCAATGATGGTACGGGTAATTTTACGTTCCTGTTGAATAAAGATACGGACTTCATGCGGGAGGCTTATCCCTCGTCCGCCACGACTGGGGTGCCAAAGTTTTATTCATTCCAAGATGAGGTTACGATTTTCGTTGCACCGACTCCTGCCCTTGCGTATGCGACGGATTTAACATATGCGGCTTACCCACTCTCGATTTCCGATCCGTTGAGTGGTGGAGTATCGTGGCTTGGAGAATATTTCGATTCCGCTCTTCTTAATGGCGCATTGGTTGAAGCCATTCGGTTTATGAAGGGGGAGCCCGATCTTATTACGTTCTACGAAAAACTGTATGTTCAGGCAATTGGCTTGCTTAAAGTTCTTGGAGATGGCAAGCTTCGTCAAGATACCTACCGTTCGGGACAGTTCCGTGAGCGTGTAAGTTAAGGAGTAGTTGATGGCAATCACCTCCGGGTTGTGTTTTAGCTTTAAGAAAGAGCTTTTTGAAGCTATTCACGACTTCAATACGGACACGTTTAAGGCGGCTCTGTACACCAGCTCTGCCAATATCGGTCCTCAAACTACTGCCTATACGACTTCCGGCGAACTAGCTACGGGTGGTGGTTATACGGCTGGTGGGGTTACGCTTACCGGTGCAACCGTAAACTTGTCTAATGGGATTGCGTTTGTCGATTTCGATAATGCGATCTGGACATCGGTCAACTTCACCGCAAACGGTATTCTTGTATACAACGCTTCAAAGGCAGACCGTGCTGTCTTTGTACAAAACTTTGGGACTGTGCAGGCGTCGAGTGGTAACTTCGTATACCGCTTCCCTGAGAACACGTCTACATTTGCCATCATCAGGATTTAATCATGCCCAGTTCATACTCCCCAAACCTTAAGATCGAGCTTATTGCAGTCGGTGAACAGACTGATGCGTGGGGCAGTACAACCAACGATAACTTCGAGAACGTGTTTGAGGAAGCCATTACTGGGATGGCTACCGCTACGTTTCCTTCGGATGCGGATTACAACTGGGCGGCAAGTTACGTAAATTCTGTTGGTTCACAAGCGCAACGTAATCTCGTTATCGGGGTGCAGGGTACGTTAAGTGCGACTCGTAGTTTGATTGTCCCTACGATTGAAAAGCAGTACCTTGTTCATAACAATACGATTGGTGGGCAGTCTATTGTTGTTAAAACTTCAGCAGGTACTGGCATCACTGTTCCTAATGGGCAGCGAGCACATCTTTATGTAAACGGCACCGATGTTATTTCGGTTATTAATTATTTTTCTAATTTGCGAATTGGCTCAGCTACGCTAGATTCCGCCCTACCTATTGCTAGTGGGGGTACAGGGCAAACGACTGCTAATGCCGCCTTAAATGCCTTACTTCCCTCCCAAGGTGGTAATGCTGGCGAGTACTTGACGACTGATGGTACTAACTCTTCTTGGGCTGCTTTACCTACCACGGTCGGATCGTTTTCAGCAGGTGTTACAGGACTTACCCCCAATACTCCAACTACCGGGGCGGTAGTACTCGCTGGTACGTTGAACCTCGCTAACGGTGGTACTGGGCAGACTAGTGCTCAGGGCGCTATGAACGCGCTCGCTGGGGCAGTGACCTCTGGCTCTTACCTGCGCGGTAACGGCACTAACGTAGTGATGTCCGCCATCCAAGCGGCGGACGTACCAACTCTTAACCAGAACACAACCGGCTCAGCAGCCGCTCTGTCTGGTGGTGCGGCAAACCGCATCCCTTACAACACCGCCGCAGCGGTGACCAGCTTTATAGCCGCCCCGACAGTCTCTAGTACCTATCTTCAATGGACCGGTTCCGCGTTTGCATGGGCCACTGTGACTGGTGGGGTGACTTCTTTTTCTGCTGGCACTACAGGATTAACACCAAATAGCGCAACTACTGGCGCAGTTACTTTAGCTGGTATTTTAGGAACCGCTAACGGTGGTAGCGGACAAGCAAATTTAACTTACCCTACTGGCCCAGAAACTCTTGTTGGTGTGACCGCCGCCCAAACACTTACTAACAAAGGCATTACCAAAAGGGTTACAATTAGCTTAAGTCCCTTTGTTAGTACAAATTTTGATATGTTTGTTAGCAATGGGTTATCTTTTAATCTAACCATACCTGCGGATACTGGAACACCTACAGATGGTAAAACGGCTATTTTTAGAATTGTAGATAATGGTGTTGCTAGGACTTTAACTTGGACTACAGGTGTTAGTCAAGGATTCAGAGCTGTTGGAGTTACGTTACCTACTACAACAGTAGCAAACAAAGTTTTATATGTCGGGGCGGTATACAACTCTAACGCGAGTCGTTGGGATGTATTATCGGTAGCTCAGGAGGCATAATTGGCTACGTATTATTGGGTAGGTGGTAATGGCACTTGGTCCTCTTCAGCGACTGCTAATTGGTCTACAACTTCTGGTGGGGCTGGTGGGGCCGGACCGGTAACCTCTGCAGACACCGTATACTTTGATGCAAATTCTGGTGGGGTAGGTACTAAAGTTACAATCTCAGGCCTAGTTCCAGTTCGTAACGTATTCGCTATTAATACAACTGGGTTGTTACCTGATGAATGGAGAGGTGTGTTTAATACAAGCGGAGCATGGCCCGGAACCGCTATACAGTGCCATAATATTTTTTCTACAAATGGTCGTTTAGGGCTAGCTTTTGATACTCATGGCTTCCGTATTAGTTTAGATTTTAAAGCCACGGGCACGTCAATTAATGGGGTAAATAATTATCTTAGTTTAAGCACCATAGACTCAACCGCAAAATGTTTTGAGTACCTAGCCATATCCGGTGGGGGAGAAGTCTCGTTCTCAACTCCTGTAATGGGTATAGTTTTACAGGTAACAAGTGGAACTGTAATTTTATTGGAAGTTAATACTACCTCTAATTATTCCTTATATTTTACTTATATTTTAGTTGGGGCATCGTTAACGTCTATTTTTCCAACTACAGTTTGGTCCTCTTCTGGGTCGGCTTCAACTTTATTTTTTAGTGGGCAATCTAGTTATATTTTTTCTGTAAAAATTGTTTTTTTAGCCTATTTTATATGTGATAGTACTTGGGGAAATATTTCATATAATACAATTCCTAACCCTAAAGCATATAATGCTATTTTACCATATGCACCTACTGTGGGATCAGATGTTTACTTTTATGGTGGCGGAAAGATATACCCAAATATTGGATCCTATTATCTAGGAACTAGTAACAAATTATATATTTATGAAAGTAATTCTTTTTATGATTTTAATAGTGTTGTTAGTACTAATGGCTGGTATGGTTTAGAGGTTGTATTTGAAGCTAGTACAACAACTACTATAACTAATGCTAGTACTTCTAATAGATTAGGAGCGACTAATATTTCCACCGCTTCTTTCACAAGTAATGTTCCGGGTACTCAAGCTAATTTATCAACGAATACTTCAAATATACGAACGTTTAAGGCTACATTTAAAGATATAAACGCTACAAACAAAACCATAACCGCATTAATTTCTGACCTTAATGTCAATAGTGGAAATAATAGCAATATTTATTTTGGTGCTAATACGGGGAATTTTTTACCTTTTTTAAATTAAATCATGCCACTCCAAAAAGTTCTACCTAAAGCCGGTGTTAACCGGGAAAATACTCGCTACACCAACGAGCAAGGTTGGTATGTAAGCGACAAGGTACGCTTTCGGCAAGGCACTCCAGAGAAGATTGGTGGGTGGAATAGGACGAATAACTACACTTACCTTGGTATTTGCCGTTCATTATTCAATTGGGTTGATCTTAGTTCTAACAACTGGGTTGCTGTCGGTACAAACCTTAAGTATTACCTAACTCGCGGTACGCAGTATTACGATATTACCCCCATTCGATACATCACTACACCGGGGTTACCTACATTTTCTGCGGTCACAATCGCGCCTTTTAGCTCTACGATTACGATCACCTGCCTTGGGCATGGTGCATTGGTTAATGATTTTGTTACTTTTTCTGGTGCGGTTAGTTTAGGTGGGAACATCACTGCGGCAGTACTTAACCAAGAATACGAAATTACGTCAATTATTAACAGTAATACTTTTACTATTACTGCTAAAGACCCAGTAACCGGACTTCCGGTTACCTCGAATGCTTCTGATACGGGTAATGGCGGTGCTTTAACTGTAGCTACCTTTCAACTTAATACCGGTAGTGCGATTGCTACTCTCCCAACCCCATCTTCATCTGCTTCATGGGGGCTAGGTACATGGGGTTCAGGACCTTGGGGTGGAGGTTCCAATACGGTCTTTCCCCTTAGATTATGGAGTCAAGGCAATTTTGGTGAAGATCTTGTTTTTGGGCCTCGCGGTGGTGGGATTTACTACTGGGACGCTACACTAGGACCCTCGATTCGGGGTGTAGATTTAGCTACGATTCCCGGTGCAACTGACGTACCGACCATTCAAAATAAAATCCTGATTTCTGATATTTATCGGTTTGTTTTTGCGCTAGGGTGCAATGATTACGGCTCCAGTGTTCAAGATCCTTTACTTATTCGCTGGTCTGATCAAGAAGATGCTTTGAATTGGACGCCTAGTGCAACGACACAAGCCGGTAGCCTACCGCTTTCTATTGGTTCTCAAATTATCACAGGCACTCAGTCTCGTCAGGAGGTGTTGATCTGGACTGATGCTGCGCTGTACTCGCTTCAGTACCTTGGTGCTCCGGATGTTTGGGGTGCTCAGTTAGTCGGGGATAATATTTCGATCGCTGGCCCGAATGCCGTAGCCTATGCCAATGGTGTGAGCTATTGGATGGGTGTTGATAAGTTCTATAAGTACGACGGTCATAAGCAGACTCTACGATGCGACCTAAGACAATTTATTTTTGGTGATATTAATCAGCTTCAGTTTACTCAAGTCTGTTCTGGTACTAACGAAGGCTTTAATGAGGTTTGGTGGTTCTATTGCTCAGCCGGATCAAATGTCATCGACCGATATGTAATCTATAACTACTTAGAAGACATCTGGTACTACGGCTCGCTGGGGCGTACGGCTTGGTTGGATTCGAGCCTGCAAAAGTACCCCCTTGCGGCTACGTACAGTAACAACCTCGTCTACCATGAGTACGGCGTCGACGACAATGAGACGCTCACTACATTACCCATCGTAGCTACAATTGAATCTTCTGAGTTCGATCTCGATGGCGAACATGACTTCATGTTTATCTGGCGAGTCCTGCCAGACCTGACGTTCCGGGGGTCTACGGTTACAAATCCGAGCGGGACTCTGACCCTACAGCCTATGGTTAATTCTGGTTCCGGCTATACCACTCCTGCTTCGGTGGGCGGGAATAGTGCCAACACCATAGTCCGAACCGCAACTGTACCTATTGAAGCTTTTACCGGTCAAGTCTATACTCGTGTCCGTGGGCGTCAGATGATCATGAAGTTTGAGTCTACTGATCTTGGTGTGACTTGGCAGCTTGGCTCTATGCGTTTGGATATGCGTAAAGATGGACGACGGTAATGACTGGATCTGTATTAAAGATCGAACCCCCTGCACTTCCTCAGGCTACACTTGCCTACGTTCAGTCGTATCAAGATCAGCTCAATAACGTCCAGCGTCTGTTCTACAATCGACTGACGTCTTCATTTAATGCACTGATTTCTGTTGATGCGGGAGGTGGTAGCGTCTATCTCCCTTATGGGGCGTATACCCGATTAACAGACTTTAATTTCGCTACGGTTAATACCCCCACGGTTATCCCCCTTACTACAACGGAACTCTCGTCCTTTACTTCCCTGACTCCGGGTGGTGCAATACAAGTCCAAAGACGTGGAATTTACAACTATCAATTTAGTGCTCAAGCTGTTAATACATATAACCAGATCCAGACGGTATGGATTTGGCTGCGAGTTAACGGTGTAGACGTTCCAAATAGTGCTAGTAAATACAATATTTTCTCACGGCATGGTGGTGGGGATGGTTACCTGATCGCGGTTTGTAATGTCCTTTTAGAACTTGAAGCGACTGATTACGTGGAGCTTGTCGCTGCTGCAGATAGAATTTATTTAGGTGCTGCGGATGGGATATACTTTGAAGGTTACCCGGTGCAGACCGTTCCTTTTAACATGCCCGCCATCCCGTCTATCATTTCAACTCTAACCTTCGTATCAAATTACCTATAATGGACCAAGCCGAACTTGACGAAGTGCTGCGGATCGCTACGGACTATTTTCGTAGCCAAGCTTCTTCGGAAGAAGAAGCGCAGAAGATGTTGGGTTTGTTGGCGCACACTGTCCAAGAACAAGGCGCTAAGCTTGTACATCTTGGTAATTATCTATTCTTAGTCATGGTGCGTGGTGAAGGGTATGTAGAAGTTCATACCATTGGGGATGAAAAGAACCCTACGGAGTTGATAAAAAATTTTGAAATCCTTGCTTCGTACTTAAAAAATATTGGGGTGAAGGTTGCATACACCTACGCTGAAGATAAGAAGTTCCTACGTTTAGTCAGACTTACTAACCTCAAAGTCCAGAACTATGAATCGACTGTAGATGGTAAAAAAGTTCATGTGTTCATGGTGGAGCTATAAATGCCAGCCCCATTTATATTAGCAGTCGCGGGAGCTTCAGGATTTACCGCCACCGTTGGTGCGGCTATCGCGGGGGCTATTGGGTTGGGTACCGTTGCGTCAGCCACTGCTTTTGCACTTGGATCTGGTGCTTTAGCCGGAGGCCTATCTCTTGCGCAAGGGAATAAGGTTAGTGATGCGCTTAAAGCCGCTGTCGTAGGAGGTGCGACTTCCTTCATCGGGGCAAGTGTAGCTCAATCTATTTCTACAGATGTTTTCTTTCAAACTATCGAGTCCAATTTTGCAGCGGGGATAAGCGGGCAAACAACTTTAACAATTGCAAACGCTATTGGTGCTGGGGTCGGCGCAGCGTTGCAAGGTGGTATCTCGGCTGTTGCATATGATCAGGACCCAATCGATGCCATGATCAAAAATGGGTTGACTGCGGGTGTTTCATCCGCTCTTCAATCTACAATCAAAAACACGCTTAAAGACGTTCCGGGGTTTCAAGAAACAAAAGATCCTGTTGAATTGACGTTTCAAAGAGCTTTAGCCTCTGCCGCCGCTGCGGGTTTAACAGGCGGTGATGTAGGCGAATCTGTAAAGCTTTCTCTCATCACTTCTGCTGGTGAGTCACTGGGTAGATATTTAAAAAATAACCTGAAGGATTTAAGTGGCCCACTTAAAGATTCATCTAAAGGGTTAAATGAGTCTTATCAAGTCTTAGAAAATAATCTGGCTGAGCAACAATACTATGCTAACCAGTATAATGAACTAGCTGAATTTGTCAAACCTTATCAAAACGAGGCTCAATCGGCTGCAGATAAGTTTAATACTGTTAGAGATATATATAACTTATCAACAGATAACGGTAATACATCGATAAATCCTAATATTTTTTTTGGTAAGGGAGTACAAGATAAGTTCTCTAAATTTGGGTACCGTCTTGAAAATGGTACTTACACTTCAGCCCCTCCGAATTATTTTGGTATTCCCGGCTTGAATGAGGTATATGAAGGCCCTCTTGGCCCTTCCTATTTTGGACCTCAAACAAACCAAATTGGTAGCACCGTAGTAAAGCTTTACGATACCTTTAACGTTAAAAACGCCGAATTTAATAGTGTTATGGAACAGTACTATCCTAAAATGGAGGAGTACACCACTTCGTTAAATAATCTAAAAGATGCTTTACCTAATTTAGAATACAATTATCTACAGCGTAATAACGTATTTCAGGAAAATCTAAAAAACTTCCAAAACCAAGAACTTGCTAATGCTGTTGAAGTCGTAGAAGCGGCTAAAAGTATCGATAAAATCAAGACCCTGTACAAGCAAGTTACAGGTAATGAAGCGTCTAACGATATCATTCTCGAATATATGCCGTCTCCGGTCTATGTAGATCGGCCTGACCTGACGACTATTGATCGTCTCGTAGACGAGGTTAAGGCTAGGGAGCAAAACCCTAACTTCGACTCGCGTATCTACAAAGAGATGTATTTTGTTGAAGGGGATATGCCCGCTTTAGATTACCTTGAGCGAGGAGGTATAAATTCAGGAAGAATAGCTTCGCAAACAGAAGTAGATTTTGAATACGCCCGTCAAGAAACGAGACTAATGGACCAAGCCGCAAAAGTGGCTGGTTTACTTAGTGCGGAACAGTTGTCCGATACGACCAGAAATATGTTGCGCGAGCGCATTCGGGATGAGTTTAATGCTTCCCCAGATGGTCTAAAGGCTCTGCGCGGTAAAGAGTTAACCTCTTGGGATGATATTAGTGGTTTGGGTTTGCAGCAAAGACAGTTCTTTAAGAACGATAATATTCTTAGGATAGATGTTACC